CGCGAGACGGACGACGCGGTGCGCCTGCTGCCCGGCGAGCTGCGCTACACGGTGCTGGAGGTCTACACCGGCAGGGGCACCGAGCGCGAGCGGCTGGCGAAGCTGGCCTGCTCGAAGGCCACGATGCACGCGCGGGTCGACCGGGCGCACCGGCTTCTGGCCGATCACTTCCACGCAGCACAGGCTCGGCGGCAGGAAGAGCGCGAGCGCGTGGAGCGCCTCAGGACCGGCGCGTCGTAGGCGAGGAGTTTTCCCCATTAGACCAAACTGGTAGATTTCAGGCAGGCTGGGGTTCGGTGCAAGCACGGTTCCTCGGTCAGACGCCCGACGCCTCATCAGCGCCGGGCGTCGTTGTTTCTGCGGTTGTCCATCCTCCTGGCCCGACGGTTCACGCTGTCGGGCCCTTTTCATCCCATGCCAATTGCTGCTGCCCGTCCATGCACGCATCCCGGGTGCGGTGCGCTCGTGCGTGACGGCTCGGGCCGATGCGTCCGCCATCCGCGCGAGCAGTGGGTCAAGCGGCCCGATGCCACGAAGCGCATCACCGGCCGCAAGCTGCAGCGCCTGCGCAAGGAACTGTTCGAGCGTGAGCCGCTGTGTGTGCTGTGTCGCGAGCGGGGCCTCGTGACGCTGGCCACGGAGCGCGATCACCGTGTGCCGCTCGCCGAGGGCGGCGCGGACGACGACTCGAACGTGCAGGCCCTGTGCAGCCCCTGCCACGAGGCGAAGAGCCTGGCCGAGGCGGTGAGGGGTCGCGGCCGATGCACCGGATTGGTGCATGAGGGCCGGGGGGTGGGGCCAAAGTCGAGGGAGACCCCAGCGGAAACCGGCCGCTGAGACAGATTTTTACGCGCGCGAGTTTCCAGCTTTTTTCTGAGGGAATCGATGGGTGCACGAGGGCCACGACCGATGCCGGACAACGTCCGCGCATTCACCGGTGCGTCGCGGCGTCCTCTTCGCGCGGCCGATCTGTCGGACGGCGTGCACCCGGAAGTCGGCCTGCCGCCGATGCCGAAGCACCTCAGCAAGGAAGCCCGGGCCGAGTGGCGTCGCATCACGCCGCTGCTGCTCGAGCTGAACCTGCTGACCCGGATTGACCGCAGCGCGCTGGAGCGCTACTGCCGGATCTACGGCCGCTGGCAGCAGGTAGAGAGGTCCATCAGCGCGGCGCAGAGCCTGCTGATCGACGGCAAGGACGACCCGTCGAAGGCGCTGGTGTACGAGACCGACACGGGCTACCAGCGCGAGACGATGCTCAGCCGCCTGGCCCGCGACCTCGCGCACCAGGTCGAGCAGGCCGAGGCCTGCTTCGGCATGAACCCGAGCGCACGCTCGCGCGTCGTGGCCTCGCGCAACGACGCGCAGTACCGCCTGCCGGGCATGGAAGACGACAAGGGGGCCGGGCATCCGGCCACGGGGTTCAACGCACTGTGAGCACGATGAAGGACTACGCCGCGATCGCCACGAAGTACGCGCGCGACGTGGTGGGCGGAGCCATCGTCGCGTGCCGCTGGGTGCGCCTGGCCTGCGAGCGGCACCTGCGCGACCTCGAGCGCGCCGCGGCGGCGGACCCTGCGTTCCCGTACGCCTTCAACCCCGAGATGACCCAGCAGGGAACGGGCAAGAACTACCGGCCCGCCGATCGCATCTGCGCCTTCGCCGAGCTGATGCCGCACGTGAAGGGGCACTGGGCCGCCGCTGGTGAGACCATCCGGCTGGAGCCGTGGCAGGTGTTCGCGCTGGCGTCCATCTTCGGCTGGATCAATGTCGAGACGCTGAAGCGGCGCTTCCGGAAAGCCGACCTGTTCGTGCCGCGCAAGAACGCCAAGTCCGCGCTGGCCGGCGTCATCGCCTTGTACCTCTTCGCCGCGGACGAGGAGTATGGCGCCGAGGTCTACAGCGGCGCCACAACGGAGCGCCAGGCGGGCGAGGTGTTCCTGCCGGCCCGCGAGATGGCGCTGAAGACGCCGGAGTTCCGGGCCCGCTTCGGCGTGCTGGTGAACGCGAAGGCGCTGGTGGTGCTGGACACGAACAGCAAGTTCGAGCGCCTGATCGGGAAGCCGGGCGACGGCGCGTCCCCGCACGGCGCCATCCACGACGAGTACCACGAGCACCCCACCGCTGAGCAGTACGACGCGATGTCGACGGGCATGGGCGCGCGCATGCAGGCGTTGCAGCTGGTCATCACGACGGCGGGCGTGAACATCGGCGGCCCGTGCCACCACCACCAGGGCGAGCTGGAGAAGATCCTGCAGGGCCTGGCCGTGGACGAGCGCCGGTGGGGCATCGTCTACACGATCGACAAGGAGGACGACTGGACCGACCCCGCCGTGCTCGCGAAGGCGAACCCGAACATGGGCGTCTCCGTCAACGCCGAGACCCTCCTCGAAGACCACCAGGCCGCCATCCGTGACCCGCGCAAGGCCAGCATCTTCCGCACGAAGCACCTGAACCAGTGGGTGGGTGCGGCGAACTCGTGGCTCAACCTGGCGAACTTGCTGAAGAGCGTCGACAGGACGCTGCACGAGGACCAGTTCGCGAGCGAGGAATGCGTGGCGGGGCTCGACCTCGCGAGCAAGACCGACGTGGCGAGCAAGGCGAAGGTGTTCGAACGCGAAATCGACGGCGTGAAGCACTACTTCGCCTTCTGGCGCCACTGGCTGCCCGAGGCCGCGATCCTGAAGCCCGAGAACGAGCTCTACCGAGGCTGGCTGCAGGGCGGACACGTGGTCCAGACGCCGGGCAACATGATCGACCTGAAGCGCATCGAGGAGGACGTCGAGGCCGAGGCCGACCATCACGTCGTGCGCGAGGTGGCCATGGACGCCTGGGGCAGCCGCGAGATCGCGCCGTCGCTCACCCAGTCCGGCTTCACGGTGGTGGACGTGCCCATGCAGACCCGCCACCTCAGCGGCCCGATGAAGACCATCGCCGCGCTGATCGACGGTGGCCGCTTCCACATGGCCGACGACCCGCCGGCGCTGTGGATGCTCAGCAACGTCGAGTGCGTGGAGGATCGCAACGAGAACGTCTTCCCGCGCAAGCCGAAGCCCGAACTGAAGATCGACGCGGCGATCGCGCTGATCGTGGCGTTCAGTCGCATCCTGGTGCCCGATGACGAGGCCCAGGACCTGAGCGCGTTCTTCTCCTCACCGGTGATCGGATGACCCGCAAGACGTCGCTCCTCGGCCGCGTGCGCGCCGCCATCACGAGCTGGTTCCCCGGCCCGTTCTACTACGCCGACGGCAGCGCCGCATCGTCGTCCGCCGGCGTGACGGTGACGACCGACAAGATGCTCACCATCGCGACGGTGTGGGCGTGCGCACGCCTGATCTCCGAGGCGATCTCGACGCTGCCGCTGTCGATCTACGAACGCACGTCGGCCGGCAAGCGCGTCGCGCAGCAACACCCGCTGCAGTTCGTCGTGCACGACCAGCCGAACCCGGACAGCACCGCGGTACTGTTCTGGGAGTCGGTGGTCGCTGCGATGCTCCTGCGCGGCATGGCCCACGCGGAACGCCTGATGGTGGGCACGCGCCTGGTCGGCCTGCTGTTCCTCGACCCGAAGCGACTGAGCATCACCCGCCTGGCGGACGGCACGAAGCAGTACCGCTATATCGGCGACGACGGCACGCAGCGGACGATTCCGACGTCGCGCGTCTGGGCCCTGCCGGGGTTCTCGGTCGACGGGAAGACCGGGGTGTCGGTGGTCGCGTACGGGGCCAACGTCTTCGGCGCGGCGCTGGCGGCGGACAACGTCGCGAGCAGCACGTTCCGGCGCGGGCTGATGCCGACCACTTGGTTCAAGTACCCGAAGGTGCTCAGCGACAAGCAGCGAGACCAGGCGCGCGAGTTCATCGAGAACCGCCTGTCCGGCGCCGTGAACGCGGGCCGGCCAGCCATCCTCGAGGCGGAGATGGAGGTCGGCACGATCGGCATCAACCCGAAGGACGCGCAGCTGCTCGAGTCGCGCTCGTTCTCGGTCGAGGAGATCTGCCGCTGGTTCCGCGTGCCGCCCTCGATGGTAGGCCACTCGGAGAAGTCGACGAGCTGGGGCTCGGGCATCGAGCAGCAGATGATCGGCTTCCTGACGTTCACGCTGGCGCCGTGGCTCAAGCGCATCGAGCAGGCCATCGACAAGGACCTGCTGACGCCGGCCGACCGCACGCGCTACTACGCGAAGTTCTCGGTCGAGGGCCTGCTGCGCGCGGACAGCGCCGGCCGCGCGTCGTTCTACTCGACGATGGTCAACAACGGAGTGTTCACGCGCGACGAGGTGCGCGAGCTGGAGGACCGAGAGCCGATGGGCGGCAACGCCGCAGTGCTCACCGTGCAGACCTCCATGGCGCCACTGGACGACATCGGGCAGGCCGACGACGCCGGCGCCGCGCGAGCGGCGCTCAGGCAGTGGCTCGGCGGCCCGAGCCAACCCAACGACAAGGCCGCGTAGGCCGGGAGACCCACATGTCCATCAGGAAACTTCCAGCCGCCCGCGAAGGCCGGCTGAGCGGCGGCGTGCGCAGCGAGATCCTGCCACGGGCGTTCGACCGCTGGCACGCCGGCGTGCGCGCCGCGGGTGACGACACCGAGCGCACCATCAGCGTGTACGACGTGATCGGCTACGACTACTGGAGCGGCGAGGGCGTGACCGCCAAGCGCGTCGCTGGCGCGCTGCGCGCCATGGGGAAGGGCCCTGTCACCGTCAACGTGAACTCGCCGGGCGGGGACATGTTCGAAGGTCTGGCCATCTACAACCTCCTGCGCGAGCACGAGGGCGAGGTGACGGTGAAGGTGCTCGGCCTGGCCGCCTCCGCTGCTTCCGTGATCGCGATGGCCGGCGACACCGTGCAGATCGCGCGGGCCGGGTTCTTCATGATCCACAACGCCTGGGTCGTGGCCGCGGGGAACCGCAACGATCTGCGCGAGTTCGCCGAGTGGCTGGAACCGTTCGACGCTGCCATGGCGGACATCTACTCCGCGCGCACCGGCGAAGACTCGAAAACGATCGCGAAGCTCATGGACTCGGAGAGCTGGATCGGCGGCTCTCAGGCCGTCGAGGACGGCTTCGCCGACGAACTGCTGCCGTCAGACCAGGTCGAGCAGAAGGGCGCGAAGGCGTCCGCCTCCGCTGTCCGCCGCATCGAGGCTGCGCTGCGCGCATCCGGCATGCCGAAGTCCGAGGCCCTGCGCCTCATCAGCGAGTTCAAGTCCGGCAAGGGTGACCCTGCCGGCGGCGGTGAGGGTGATCCCACCGAACCCGGCCAGCCGGCCGGCCCCGCGGGCGACCAGTCGGTCCTCGCTGCCCTCAAGGGTTTCTCTCTCAACCTCCATCCGAAGGAATGACCATGACCACGCAAACCGCTGACCCCGAAAAGATCCAGGCCGAGCTCAAGCGCATCGGCGATGAAGTGAAGTCGCTCGCCGAAAAGGCGCTGTCCGACATCAAGAACAACGGCAAGATGTCCGACGAGCTCCGCGCGAGCGTCGACAAGGTGCTGCTGCAGCAAGGCGAAATGCAGGGCCGCCTGCAGGCGGCCGAGCAGCAGGTCGCCGTGCTCGCCCAGGGCGGCGGCGGGGAGAAGGTCAAGCCGAAGACCCTCGGCCAACTCGTGGTCGCGTCCGAGGACTTCCAGGCGTGGCTGAAGGCCGGCGGCATCAGCTCGCGCAACGCCAGCTTTGCGATGAAGATCAACGCGGCGCTGAGCAGCATCGGCAGTGCCGGTGACCTGGTCGACCCCATGCGTCTTCCGGGCATCGTGCCGCCGGGCCTGCGCCGCATGACCATCCGCGACCTGATGGCCCCGGGCCGCACGGACAGCAACGCGATCCAGTACGTGAAGGAAACCGGCTGGACGAACGCGGCGGCGACCGTGTCCGAAACGGTGAAGAAGCCCGAGTCGAACATCGAGTTCGACCTGGTCAACCAGCCGGTGGTCACCATCGCGCACTTCATCAAGGCCTCGAAGCAGATCCTCGATGACGCGCCGCAGCTGCAGTCGTACATCGATTCGCGCCTGCGCTACGGCCTCGCGCTCGTCGAGGAGACGCAACTGCTCAAGGGCTCGGGTGTGGGCAACAACCTGAACGGCATCTACACCCAGGCCACGAACTACGCCGCGCCGATCGACCCGCCCGGTACCGAGACGCGCATCGACGTGATCCGCCTGATGCTGCTGCAGGCGGAACTGGCCGAGTTCCCGTCCGACGGCATCGTGCTGCATCCGTCGGACTGGACGGCGATCGAACTGACGAAGGACACGACCGGCTCGTACATCTTCGCCAACCCGCAATCGCTGGCCGCGCCGGTGCTGTGGGGCCGCCCGGTGGTGGCCACGCAGGCGATGTCCATCGACACCGCGCTGGTGGGCGCGTTCCGCGCGGGTTCCCAGATCTTCGACCGCGAGGAAGCCAACGTGGTGATCGCGACGCAGAACGAAGACGACTTCGTGAAGAACATGATCACGATCCGTGGCGAAGAGCGCCTGGCGTCGGCGGTGTACCGCCCCGAGGCCTTCATCCGCAACACGAACCTGCCGAACTGATCGGGAGCGACGTGATGCGCGTCCCTTGTGACATCCTGGGCGACTTCGTCCACGGGGCCATGAACCTCGTGGCGGGCCAGTCCGGCGTCCACCTGCCGGAATCGCTGGCGCGCGACCTCGCGCTGCGTGGTCTCGTGCGGGTGGGCGCCTCGGCCGCGCCGCCGCCTGGAGGTGCCCGCGAGGGAAAAGCGCTGGCCGCTGGCAGGGCGCAGACGTCGTCTGCCTCGCCAGCGGCCCCAGTCTCAACGACGCGGACCTCGCGCGCGTCCGCCGGTGGCGCGACGGCGGCGAGCAGCGGTTCGTCGTCGTCACGAACACGACGTTCCGGGCCGCCCCCTGGGCCGACGTCCTCATCTTCGTTGACCGGGCCTGGCACGTGATGCACCGCGACGAAGTGGTCCGCGATTTCCGCGGCGCGGCCGTGACGCCGGCGGCGGGGGTGGCCGGCGTGGAAAAGGTGCGGTTCACGCCGCCGGTGCAGAACTCGGGCGCCGCCGCGATCGCGCTGGCTCACCAGTTCGGCGCGCGCCGCGTCGTGATGCTGGGCTACGACTGCCAGAAGGTCGGCCGCCTGGTGCACTGGCACGGCGACCACCCGGCGGGCCTCGGCAATGCCGGCTCGATGCCGAAGTGGCCCGCTCAGTTTGCCGCCGTGTCGCGACAGGTGGAGGGCATGCAGGTGGTCAACGCCTCGCGGGCGACGGTCCTGGACTGCTTCCCGCGCGTGGCCCTGGAGGATGCGCTGTGCGCCTGATGACCGGCATGCAGGGCCTGGGGGACAACTTCTACCAGCGCGCCGTGGTGCGCCAGCTGGGCGAGCTGCACCTAGTCACGGCGTGGCCGCAGCTGTACGCCGACCTCCCGGTGCAGTGCGTACGCCCGGACACGCGCCTGCGCACGCAGGCGAAGAACGCCGCCCGGGACGATCTGCCGTGGGTGGCGGCGCCGCGGCGGCATCCGGTAGCGGCCCGGTTGGGCTACGACACGAAGGGCACGATCCTGCAGAGCATGCTGCGATCGGCGGGGATCGACCGCACCGCGGTGAACTTCGACGGGCCGCCCGTGGAGCGCAGGGAGGGGCGCTACATCGTCGTGCGCCCGGCCACGGTGCGCAGCGAGTGGCCCGCGGCCGCGCGCAACCCGGACCCGGCCTACCTGTGCCGGGCGGTGGATGCGCTGCGCGACCGCTACACGGTGATCAGCGTGGCCGACATCGACGGCCGCAACGAGTGGGGCATCGCGCCACTGCCGCGGGCAGACGTCCACTTTCACGGCGGCGAGCTGCTGCTCGAGGACCTGCTCGAACTGGTCGCCGGTGCGGCCGGCGTGGTCGGCGGGGTGGGCTGGCTGCTGCCGGCAGCCATCGCCTACCGCGTGCCGATGCTGCTGGTCTACGGCGGCTGGGGCGCGGTGAACGGACCGCAGCGGTTGCTGGATCCCAGGATGGACAGCAGCCGCATCGTGCAGGCCATGCCCGACCGGTTCTGTATGTGCAACGACCGGGCGCACACCTGCGCCAAGACGATCACGAACTTCGACGACGCCGTCGAGCGCTTCGCCGCGCTGATGGCCGACCAGGTGGAGGCGATTCCGACATGAACCTGCAGGGGCTCGAAGCGTTCGCCGATGGGCAGCTCGTGTGGCTGCCGGAGCTGGGCATGGGGTACTACCCCGTGCAGGAGCAGCCCTACGATGACGCGTACTGGGAGCGCTACCGCGTGATGGACCGGACGCCGTGCGGCGAGATGCTGACGACGATGCGCCAGGCCTGGGTGCGGCACTTCTACGCCGGCCGGGTGTGCGACATCGGCATCGGCGGCGGCCGATTCGTCGAGGACGGTGGGCACTTCGGATTCGACGTGAACCCGCGGGCGGTGGACTGGCTGCAGCAGTTCGGCTGGTTCTGGAACCCCTACACGGGGCCGCTCGAGGCCGTGACCTTCTGGGACTCGCTCGAGCACATCCACGACCCGGCCATGCTGCTGGGAAACGTCACGCGCTGGGCGTTCGTGTCGCTGCCGATCTTCGCCGACGCGGCGCACATTCGCCGCTCCAAGCACTTCCGCAAGGACGAGCACTGCCTGTACTTCACGCGCGATGGCTTCGTGGCGTTCATGGAGCGGCACGGGTTCGACCTGGCCGGCGAGACGGACATGGAGCAGTCGGCGGGCCGCGAGGACATCCAAACCTTCGCCTTCCGTCGGAGGACTGCGCCGTGAACCAGGCCACCACCATCTCGCTCGACGTGGTCAAGCGCGCGCTGCGCGTGACGCACGACCACGACGACGAGGACCTCGAGCGGCGTCTGCGCTCGGCCGAGCAGGAGTGCCTGCGCTACACCGGCCGTTCGCAGCTGCCCACGTTGCCCGTCGACTACCCGGGCACCTCGGACTGCCCGAGCGAGATGGTCAGCGAGGACGTGCCCAGCAGCGAGGATCCCGTCGCGCCGGACGTCGTCGAGGGGATCATCCTGATGGTCCAGGCTGGCTGGGAAGGCGACCCGCAGGACCGGGCGTCGTACCGCAAGGGCGCCGAGGCGCTGTGGGCGCCGTACCGGATGGGGTGGGGGGCCTGATGGCCTGGAAGAACAACCTGGCGCCGCGGCTGCGCCATCGCGTCGACATCGAGCGGCCCGAAGAGGTGCTGGTCAGCAGCGAGACCGGTGCCGTCCGCATCGACTGGCTCCCGTTCCGCAATGCCGTGCCCGCCGAGGTGGCGCCACACAGCGGCCGCGAGTTCGTCGCGGCGCAGGCCTTGCAGGCCGGCGTCACGACGCGCATCACCATCCGCCACGATGACGACGTGCTGCCGACGATGCGCGTGCTCCACGGGGGGGCGATCTACAACATCAAGGCGGTACTGCCCGACCCGACGTTCCGCCATCACTTCACGCTGATGTGCGAGGAGGGTGTGAACCATGGCTGACGATCTCATGGCCGTGTTGCGCCGCCTGGGTGAGGTGCATGACGCCGTGCTGCGCGTGGAGCGCCTGCAGGTCGCGCAGGGTCTGGCCATCGAGGCGATCGCCGAGGCGCTCATCGCCGAGGAGCAGGTCGACGTGCCTTCAGTCGATCTCGATGGCGCGCCCGCCGGCGCCATGCGAGAGCCCGGGAGCCCACTGTGAAGTTCGAGATGCGCATGCAAGGCCTCGACGGCGTGCTCGACATGCTTCGCCGGCTGCCGCCCGAGATGGTCAGCAAGCGCGGCGGCCCCGTGAAGGCCGCGCTGCGCAAGGGTGCGCAGGTGCTTCTGCGTCAGGCGAAGACGAACCTTCAGGCCTCGGTGGCGAATGCCACCGACGACGGTGAGCGGCACAGCACGGGCCTGCTGCTGAACAACCTGGTGGTCACCCGTGGCAAGGCTCCTACCGATGGGAAGGGCGAGCGCTATCTGGTGCGCGTGCGCCGCAAGACCTACAACCGTGCGGCGGAGCGTAGCGCCGAAGGCAGGAAGGCCAAGCGAGCCGCCGCGGTGACGACCCTCAAGACCGCGCAGCTGCTGGAGTACGGCAGCAGCCAGCAGCCGGCCGAGCCCTGGCTCCGGCCGGCGTTCCAGTCGAAGGCCGGCGAAGCGATCCAGGCCACGCAGGCCGAGTTGCTGCGGCAGCTCGACCGCACGGTCAGGCGTCTGATGAAAGGGCGCCGGTGATGCTTCCGCCCGTCTACCAGACTCTCATGGCCTCGCCCGTGGGCGCGATGGCCACCGGCGGCATCCGCCGGCACAACGTGGCGGGCCAGTCTGCGAAGGCGCCCTACATCACGTGGTTCCTGCTGTCGAGCGTGCCCGAGAACCAGCTCAGCGGTCTGCCTCCGGTCGATCGCGCGACGGTGCAGATCGACTGCTGGCATCGCGACGACGCGGGCGTGGAGGCGCTCGCCACCGCCGTGCGCGATGCGGTCGAACCGCACGCGCACCTTACCTCGATCCCGATCGACGACTGGGAGCCGGAGACGCGGCTCTTCCGCATCGGCCTCCAGTTCGATTGGCTGCTGCCCCGCTCCGGGCCATAGCCGCACCGAAATCAGCAACGTGGCCCGCCTCGAGCGGGCCTTTTTCATGGAAGGAAGATCATGACGATCGGAACTCTCAAGACGCAAGGCACCGAGCTGTTCTTCGTGAACCCGCTCGTGACCGATGCGTCGGTCATCAAGATGGCCTGCCCGACGGGCATCAGCGGCCTCGGCGGCGCCGCCGACCAACTGGACGACACGTGCCTCGACTCGAAGGAGCGCACCTTCAAGCGCGGCCTGGGCAACCCGGGGCAAGTGTCGGTGCCGTTCAACTTCATCCCGAGCAACTTCAGCCACCAGGACCTGTTCGAGCTGAAGGAAGACGGCCGGAACCTGCAGTGGCTCATCGGCTTGAGCGATGGCGTTGCGGTGCCGACCCTCGACAGCGACGACGCCTTCGTGCCGCCTGCGAGCCCGCTGCGCACCACCGCCGAGTTCGAGGCGTACATCGCCGACGTGAACATTGACATCGCGACGAACGAGATCGTGCGCGGCACGTTGACGCTGCAGCGCAGCGGCACCGTGAAGTGGAACTGGAACGGCCCGACGCCGACCTGATGATGGACGACTCACTCTTCATCAGCGACGCCGTCCACGAGCGTGAGGTGGAACTGCCGGATGGGCAGAAGCACACGCTGTTCTTCCGCGAGCTGCCGGCCTCGAAGTTCCGTTCGTTCCAGGAGGCAGAGCGCTCCAAGGACGAATCGGTCCGTGAGGGGAGCATCGCGCGCCTCATCGCCGCCAGCGTGTGCGAACCGGACGGCAAGCCGTCGATGACGTTCGAGCGCGCCATGAAGCTGAAGCCGGCCGCGGCGGGCGCCATCCTCGAGCGGGTCCTCGAGATCAACGGGTTCGGCGAAAAAAAAGCTTCGACACCCGCGACGGACGCTGGTTCTGGCACGTCCTGACGCTGGCCATCGGGGGATGCACGGTGCGCGAACTGCAGACCCGAATGGGAATGGACGAGTACCACGCGTGGGCCCGCTTCTACGCGCGGTACCCATTCGACGATTTCCACCGGTACCAGCGCCCCGCGGCGCTAGTCGCGCAAACGATTGGGGGAGGTGAGATGGACGTGAAGCTCGACTGGCTCGCCCAGCGCGACGATCACCCGACGCCTTGGATGTCGGCTCAATTCAGCGAGGCGGACATGAAAACGTTCAAGGCCTTCGGCGTCAAGCCGCCGGGCATGGGAGTCTGAGATGTCAGCTGGCTCGATCATCATCGACCTGCTAATGCGCACGGGTTCGTTCGACACCGACACCGACCGCTCGACGAAGGCGGCAGAGAAGCGCTTCAAGGAGTTGCAGAAGGAGGCCGAGAACCTCGGCAAGGTGATCGGCGCGTCCTTCGCAGCGGCGGGGGCCGCGGCTCTGTACTTCGGCAAGCAGGTCATCGATGGCCTCGACGCGCTCAACGACGTGGCTGACGCCACCGGCTCGAGCATCGAGAACATCAGCGCCCTCGAGGACGTGGCCCTGCGCACCGGAACGACGTTGGACAACGTGTCGGGCATCCTCGTCAAGTTCAACAACGTCCTGAAGGAGGCCGACGGCAAGAACGCGGTGTCCCAAGCGCTGAAGGCCATCGGCCTGGACGTGGCCGCGCTCAAGCAACTGGACCCGGCGGAGGCCCTGCGCCAAGCGGCGGTGGCGCTGACGCAGTTCGCCGACGACGGCAACAAGGCTCGCATCGTGCAGGAGCTGTTCGGAAAGTCCATCAAGGACGCGGCGCCGTTCCTGAAAGACCTGGCCGAGCAGGGCGAGCTGAACGCGAAGGCCACCGGCGACCAGACTCAGGCGGCGGAGGACTTCAACAAGCAGCTCTCCGCGATGCAGAAGAACGTGCTCGACGTCGCGCGTTCTGTGACCACGGCGTATCTGCCTGCCCTGAACGACGTACTCAAGACCTTCAACGAGAAGGGGCTGAAGTCGGCGCTCGACACGTTCGGAAACCTCGCCTTCGACTGGGAGGGCAATTCGCAGCGCAAGCAGCTGAAGCTGCTCCAGTCCGACATCGAGTCGCTGTCGAAGGATCTGGCCGCGTCGGGCAAGTCGTTCAGAGAGCGCCTCTTCGGCGCAAGTTCTCTCGGCAACATCGCCACCGACGCAACGGCCATCGCGGAGCAGCTCGACGCCAAGGTGGCCGAGTACAAGAAGCTGCAGGCGGCCTATTACAAGCTGACCACGGGCGTCGAAGGCGGCCGGGGCAAGATCAATCCTGCGCTGGTCGATCCTCGCGAGTCGGTGGGTGAGCTGCCCAAGACCGACAACGGCGAAGCGGCCAAGCGACAGGCGGCCTTCGACCGCTACCTCGACGGCTTGAACAAGCAGCTCGAGCGCACCAAGGAACTCAGCACCGTCGAGCAGGTCCTGGCCGACATCCAGCAGAAGCGCGTCGAGGTGATCAGCGCGGCCCAGAAAGAGCAGCTGATCGCCGTGGCCAAGCAGGTCGACGCCGGCAAGGCGCTGGAGCAGCAGAAGAAGTCGGAAGAGGAAAGCGCCAAACGCCTGGCTGCTGCTCAGAAGCAGATCGCCGACGAGGTGAAGGGCCTCTACGAGGCGACGCGCACGCCGGTAGAGCAGTACTCTGCACGCCTGGTTCGTCTCAATGAGCTGCTCGAGGCTGGCCGCATCGATGCAGACCTGTATCGGCGGGCCATGAACCAGGCGAACGAGGACCTCGTGAACGCGACGAAGTCAGCGAACGAGGCCGTCGACGCGATGTCGGAGTTCTCGAAGCGTGCCCAGCAGAACATCCAGGACGCCCTCGGCAACACGCTCGAAGAGGCGATCAGCGGCAACTTCAGGAACATCGGCCAGATGTGGTTGCAGCTCATCCAGAAGATGACCGCGCAAGCCCTGGCGGCCCGACTGAACGAAGCGCTGTTCGGATCGAGCGGGAACGGGTTCGGCGATTTGCTGAAGGGCATCTTCGGTGGAGCCACGGGGACCGGGTCCGGCGTGGGCAACGCTGGGTACGGGGACTACAAGGGCTTCTTCGACGCGCTTCCGAAGATGGCGACGGGTACGAACTACGTGCCCTACGACGGTTTCGTCGCTGCGCTTCACGAGGGCGAGGCCATCGTGCCGAAGAAGTACAACCCGGCCGCTGGCGGGGCGGGCATGGGCACGAGCTTCGACTTCAGCGGGCAGACCATCGTGGTGGGCGACGGCGTGAGCATGGGCCAGGTGAAGGCGGCCGTGCAGGCCGGGAACGCGCAGACCGAGGCCCGCATCCGGCGCAGCCTGGGTCAGAGGGGGTACGCATGAAGTTCGCGTGGCCCTCGGGCTGGTGTGTGAACCGCTTCGAGATGCGCGTGCAGCCCAACGTGCGGGCGTTCCGCGGTCCCTACACCCCGACTGTGCAGACGATCGACCTGCTCGGCGAGGTGTGGGTCATGTCGTTCGACCTGCCGCCGAGCAACGACCCAATCTTGGCCGGCGAGCGCGAGGCCTATTTCGACCGCCTGTTGGGGCCGGTCAACCTGATCACGTTGTGGAACCTGCAGCGCCCGAAGCCGCTCGGGACGATCACCGCGGGCGGCGTCGTCAGCGTCGTCAACACGGCGCTGCAGCCGGTTCTGGTGGTCAACGCCGCGCTGCAGCCGGTCACGGTGATCTCGCGCTCACCGCAGGTGACGGCACCGGCGCCGCAGGGCGCGAACACCGTGCAGATGCGCAATGAGCCGGGCAAGACCATCGAGGCTGGCGACATGCTCGGCCTCGGGCAGCTCGTCCGCGCGATGACTCGCGCGGTGTTCGACGCGAACGGCCTGGCGACGGTCGAGTTCCTCCCGCGCCTGCGCAAGGCCCTGCCGGCGCTGACCCCGGTGGTGATCGACAAGCCCACCGCGGACTTTGAGCTTCGCGGAGAGGGTGTGCCGGTGGTGCACCGGCCTGGCATGCACGAGGGCGCGGCCCTCGAGTTGATCGAACGAATCTAAGGAATCCGCATGGCACAGATCCTCCTCGGCGGCAAGTCGGCGCTGAACACCGGCACCGACCTCGATCCAATGTTCACTGAGCTTTACGGGCTCTTGAACCTGTTCACCATCGCCGGGTCGAACCTCGGGCTCGGTGGCGCTCCCAGCGGCGACAAGTTCGCTGTGGCGGGCGCCGGTTCGGCCAACATCATCTCGACACGCAGCACGGATGCAAGCGGCGTCCGAATTGCCATGCAGGCCGCAGGGTCCACCGCCGGCTATGCCGGCACGTTCAGCAATCACCCCTTCATCCTGGTGTCAAACGGCGTGGAGCGGATGCGCGTGGACACCTCGGGAAACATGGGCATTGGCGGGAGCCCCACCTATGCCGTCGACGTCGTGAAGGCCGACGCGGCAATCCGCATCGCCCCGTCGACCACGACCAACTCGGCGCTTGTGCGCTTCACGAACAACGGGAACGGATTCGTGGGGCACGACAGCAGCACGGGTAGTCTGACCGGGGTGGCCTACGCCATGACGGTCTACCGGTCAGGTGCCTTCCCGCTCGTACTTGCCACGAACGACGCGAACCGCCTGGTGATCGAATCGACCGGGCACGTCTCCGCTGGCGCGGACAACACGCAGACCTTTGGGACGGCATCGAAGCGCTGGTCGACCTTTTATGCGGGGTCAGGGACGATCAACACGTCCGACGCGCGCGAGAAGACAGCCGTGCGTCCGCTGGACGACAGCGAGCTGCGAGCCGCGAAGGACCTGGCGAAGGAAATCGGCGCGTACCGTTTCCTCGAGGCCGTTGCAACCAAGGGCGACGCGGCGCGCGAGCACATCGGGATGACCGTGCAGCGGGCGATTGAGGTCATGCAGCGGTACGGCCTCGATCCGATGGGGTATGGCTTCATCTGCTACGACGAGTGGGACGAAGTGCAGACGCCTGCACGAGTGGAGACGCGGACCGAGGACACCGGGCTGCTCGACGAGCTCGGCGCGCCCCTCGTGCGGACGTTCGAGGTCGAGGTCGAGCCGGCGAAGGTCATCCCCGCCGGAAACCGCTACTCCTTCCGCCCGGATGAACTGCTGATGTTCATCGCACGCGGCTTCGAAGCCCGACTTGCAGCACTCGAGGCGGCCTGATGCGCACCATCAACCCCGCCGCTCAGGCGGCGATGGAGAGCGGCAACGTGCGCGAGGCCGCTCTCGTCGAGATGTACCTGACCCAGACCGTACGGTTCTGCTCGGCTCCGTTCGCGCTGGTGTTCGAGGGCAACGAGTACACCGGCCTGGGCAACCTGGGCGCGGTGGGCGAGGTCGACGACAGCCCGGGCGAGTACAAGAACCTGCAGTTCACGCTGAGCGGTGTGTCCGTCGACCTGGTCAGCATCGCGATGCAGGAGCCCATCCGCGGGAAGCGGGTGGTGCTTCGAAACGCGATCGTCTCAAGCGTCGACTTCACGGTCCTCGACGCGCCCATCGTGTGGACCGGCACGCTGGACCAGATGCCTCTGCTGTTCGGGGATGCCACCGGCGAGATCAACACGACCGCGGAGCACCGTGGCGTCACCTTCGGACGCCCGAAGCAGCTGCTCTACACGGACGACGATCAGCAGCGCCTCTACCCGGGGGACACCTTCCTGCAGTACATCCAGTACCAGTCGACCCACGAGGACACGTGGCCGGCTGCCAGCTACTTCCGCAAATGATCGCGCGCCTTCCTGACTGGCAGCTCCGTCTGGAGGCCTGCGTGGCGGAGCGCTTGACGCAACCTTTCGGGTGGGGGCGTCTCGACTGCGCGTTGTGGGTGGGTGACTGCGTGCGGGCCTGCACCGGGCACGACCCTGCCGCCCACGTGCGTGGCAAGTACGCGACCGCTCGTGAGGCGGCGCGCCTGCTTCGAGGCTTCGGCGATCTCGCCGACGCGGCCGCAGCGGTGCTCGGCCCTGAGATCGTTCCCGCTCTAGCGCAGCCGGGCGATGTGGGCCTGATCGACAACGAAGGTGATCCGTGTCTCGGCGTCTGCATGGGCGCCGCATGGCTGGCGCCTGGTCCTCGCGGTCTGGCCTCTGTGGGTCTCGAGCGCGTCGTTCGTGCTTGGCGCATGGTGAAGGAGGACTGAATGCCGTTTCTGGCCGCGCCAGCGATCTGGGGTTTGACGTGGGGGCAGGTGATCGCGATCGCGGTTTCGATCGCCAGCGCCGCGGAGAACTCTCGCAAGCAACGCTCGATGCGACGCGCCGCGCTGCGGCAGTTCAACGAATCACTCGAGGACCGTCTTGTCATGACGTCGACCGCGGACGGCCCGCGAGCGCGCGTCTATGGTCGCACGCGAAACTGCGATGGCGTGCTGTTCAAGGGCACGCACGGTGTCCACAGCGAGTACTACACGCTGTTCGTCTCGCTGGCGGGGCACGAGGTCGACGAGATCGAGACGGTGTACTTCGGCGACCAGCCGTTGACGCTCGAGCCCGACGGCGTCACCGTTGCCGGCGGCGCGGGTGTTGGCTACTGGGTCAAGAACGAGCCCTTCGGGCGCAACGATCTGAGGAACGAGACGGCGTCGCTGGTCGTGACGGGCGGTTCGGGCTCGGTGGTGCTGCCCTACACGCCGGCGGCGAACTCAGTTTTCGCGCAGCTTTCCTTCGACGAATCTACGCTCACTGCGGTGCCTGTTGTGGCTGGCAACAACGTGTCGCTGTCCGGCGTGCAGGACGGCACCTGGACCATCTCATACCAGCATGTGGTCTTCTCGTCGAAGGCGCGCGTGTGGAAGTACAAGGGCGCGCCGGGTCAGGACGTCTCGAAGCTGCTGAAGTCCCGCTTCCCCTCGTTGATCAAGGACTCGGACAAGGGCCAGGGCATCGCCGGGCTGGCCGTCGAGTTGCTCTATGACCAGGACGCTTTCCCCACCGGGGTTCCGCAGGTCAGCGCTGTGCTCCGAGGGGCCAAGGTGCTCGACACCCGCACCAGCGTGGTCGCCTGGACCGAGAACCCGTCGCTGATCTCCCGCGACTGGGCGCTGTACCAGTACGGCGGTGGCGCGGTCTCGGGTGACTTGATCGAGCCGATGTTCACGGCTGCAGCGAACGCGTGTGACGTCCTGACCTACTTCCAAACGACCGCCGGCATCCAGGCCCGGCCGCTCTACCAGTGCGGGATCGTCTGCAAGATGGGGGGCGACAGGCCCGACGACTACTTCCAGGACATGGTCGAAAGTATGGCCGGGAAGTGGGGTTGGTCGACCGGCCAGGTCGCCGTGGTGGCGGGCGTCTGGAGGCCTCCGGTGTTCGCGCTCGACGAGACCTGGTTGTCGGGGCGCAAGCCGTTGCTGGTGGTCAAGGACGCGCCGCGGACGGAAGTGTTCAACACCGTTCGCGCGTCGTTCGCGGATGCTGCCGGCTACACGGGCAACCCGGCCTCGGCGACGGCCATCTCCTACACGCCGACGCCTGCTCCGGAGGTCAGCAGCAGCACGTACATCACCGCGGACGGGGAGAAGCTCACGCGCGAGATGCAGCTGGCCGGCGTGACTCGCGTGGTGCACGCGCAGCACATCGCCGGCGTGCAGCTGCGCGATTCCCGGGACGGGATGATCGTGCAGCTGGCGCTCAACATGAAGGGGTTCGCGCTTCAGCTGTTCGACGTGGGCACCGTGACCCTCCCGTTCCCCGCGATGGCGGGCAAGGCGTTCGAGGTGGTCGAGTGGAAGTACTCGATCGAGGACGGCCCCGAGGTCGTGCTGAAGGAAACCGGCGCGTCGATCTACAACGTCTACAGCGGTCTCAACGTGCTGGACGCGCTGCCCAATACCACGTTGCCGCTGCCCTGGGTGGTCGAGCAGATGTCGGGTGTGTCGGTGGCAAGCGGCACGACGGTCCTCGAGGATGGTTGGCCGGTGACCCGCGTGCAGGTCAGCTGGAACCCGGTGGTGGGCGAGGCGGTTCGCCAGTCGGGGCAGATCGAGGTGCAGTACGTGCTGTCAGTTCCTTCAGGGGTGACCGACAGCGACTGGTCGAGCGTCTTCGAGCAGGGCAACGCCACGAGCACGACGATCGTGGGGCTGAAGGCCGGGGAGCACTACCTCTTCCGAGTGCGCGCCATCAACACGCTCGGGGTCAGGGGCGCCTGGGCAGTCCAGATGGGACACGTCGTTTCATCGCCGCCGCTGATCGACGCGCCGAACATGGCGCCTGGCTCGGTCAGCTCGGCGGCCGAGTTCGTCTCGACCGCGGGCGCGCGCTCTTTTGGCTCGCCCGTCGACGTCGACACGCTCACGTTCACGCCGGCGTACGACTGCCGGGCGACTCTGACCATGACGTTCGACAGCGTCGGCCTGAACGCAGGATCGACCGCCGACAACGGCTACATGTCCATCTGCCTGTTGCGCTGGTCCACCGGCAGTGAGGCCGGCTCCCGCACCACGCAGAACACGACCCTGACCAGCAAGTCAGTGTTCGGCGAATTCGATGTAGTCGGTGGCGTGACGTACGAAGCCGTGCTTCGTCACGGCGGCCAGTCGCCCAACCCGGCGGGCGCCGGCATCGAGTACCGCGCGGTGCGCATCACCGTGGAGGTGTTCAACCGATGAAGACGTGGAGCTTCTACCGCGAGGACACGGGCGAGTTCGTCTCCGGGCGGTTCTCCGGGCCCGCGAGCTGGCTGCCGATGAACACCCCGGCGGGCTGCGCTGCGATGGAGGGCCTGTTCGATGCGGCGACGTGCCGCGTCGACCTGGACGTACTCGAGGTGGTGCCGTGGGAGGCCCCGCCAGACGTGGACGACCTGGCGCGTCGCGCGCGGGCCGACCGTGACCAGCGTCTCGTGGCATGCGACTGGACGCAGCTGCTGGATGCCGACCTCACCGAAGAAGAGCTGACCGCCTGGCGCGCCTACCGCCAGGCGCTGCGCGACGTCACGGCGCAGGCCGGCTTCCCGACGGAGATCTCGTGGCCGACGCCACCCAACGAAGAAGAGAGGAGAGGGGAATGAAACTGCCGATGCTGGCCGTGGACAAGGCCAATCACGTCACGTATGGCGCGCTGATCGCCACAGCAATCAGCGTCGTGCTCGTGGCGGTCCAGACGCCGGTCCTTGCTGCAGCGCTGGCTGCCGCGGCGGTGGTGGCGGCCGTCGGGGTCGGGAAGGAACTGCGCGACCGCGCACAACCCGAATCCCACACGCCCGACTGGCGCGACGCGGCGGCCACCGTTGCCGGTGGCGCGCTGGTGGTGCTACCTCTGCTTGTGGTGGCGTTGATCTGACCGGGGCCAGCTGCACATGGCAACCGATCTGACCACCACCGTTCCTGCCGCGGTGGCCAGCGGCATCACGGCCGCCGGCGCGGCCACGGGCCTGGCCACCGGCATGCCGCCGCAGGACGTGATCCTGTGGGCCGTGATGGGCGCGCTCGTGGCGGTGTGGCTCGACCGGCAGAAGGGCGAGCCGCTGTCCAAGGAATGGGCCGCTCGCGCGCTCGGGATGATCTTCGTCAGCGTTCTTTCGGGCATCGCCGGCAGTGCCGGCCTCGAGGCGGTGCCCGACGCGCCCATGATCGGCGTCATCGCCAAGGTGCCTCGATGGGTGCTGGCGTTCGCGATCTCCGCGCTCATCCACAAGGTGGGCCCGTTCGCCTGGCGGCGTGCCGTCGAGGCCGGCAAGAAATCGGAGGCTGGGAATGTGGCTCCTTGACCTGGTCGGCGCTCTGTGCGCCCTGGTGCTCGTCCTCACTGCGAGGCGGATGCTGGAGGTGGGCAGGCGCGGCGAACTATCCGCCCGCTCCGCTTGCGCGCTTGTCATCGGCGCCGGCGCCGCCTGGTCGTTGGCGGCGGCGGTCGGCCCGGGTCACCTGCATCCGGCGCACGTGGTCCTGCTGCTCGGCGGCGCGTGCTGGGTCGCGCAGGCCGTCTACCGGCACCGCCGCTCGCCGGTTCGACACCCCGGCCGCCGAACCACGGACTTCGGTGAACTCGATTCCCTTGCCTCTGGAGGAAAGAAGCAATGACCCTTGACGCTCGATCCGAGAAGAACCTGGCCGGCGTCCACCCGAAGCTCGTGGCCGTCGTCCGACGCGCAGACCAGCTGCTCGACCTGGCCGGCGGCGTGACGTTCATCGTCACCGAAGGCCTGCGCACCGAGGCGCGTCAGCGCGAGCTGGTGGCGAAGGGTGCGAGCCGCACGATGAACAGCCGCCACCTGACGGGCCACGCCGTCGACCTCGCGGCGAAGGTCGGCAACGTCGTCCGCTGGGACTGGCCTCTCTACGGCCAGCTGGCAGGGGCGATGAAGAACGCGGCGCTCGAGCTCGGGGTCACGATCACGTGGGGCGGCGACTGGAAGACGTTCAAGGACGGGCCGCACTTCGAGTTGGATCCCAAGGAGTACCCGCTGTGACCGCGCCACCGGCCCTTGCAGTTGCCGCGATGGCGTTCGGCCTGGGCTTAGCGCTTGCAGTCGGCGCCGGCGCCTGGTGGGCGGTCAGCGCTGCGGAGGGGCGGGCGAAGCGGGTCACCGAAGAGCGCGACGAGGCACGGCGGGACCTCGCGGCGCAGAACGCGTCCCTGCTCGCCTTGACCGAGGCCGGGCTGTCGGCGCGCCAGGCCGGCGCGAAGGCGCTGGAAGCGGCACGCACGCGGACTTCGCGGGACAAGGACACCATCGCGCGGCTGAGGGCCGAGATTGCCGCGGGTGGCGAACTCAGTTGCACCAGCGCCGTCGAGCAGGTCCGCCGGGAGCTGACGCCGTGAGGCGGCTCGCGTTGGCCCTACCGCTGGCCGTGAGCGGATGTGGGAGCGCACCACTGCCGGTGCACGTGCCGGTGCCATGCATCCAGACGATGCCGGACCGCGCGTCCGTCTACGCCGACGGTGAGATCGCATCCATGCCTGACGGCAGGTTGGTGCAAGCACTGCATGCGGACCGCTTGGCATGGCGGGCCTATGCTCGCGAACTCGAAGCCGCCGCAGCTCCCTGCGCCCTACGCCCGGCGATGACTAGCGCACAGTGACCGAAATCTCCTGAATCGGCGAGTCCGATGCTGGCACGGCGATGAACGCCGTCGCCACATGGGGATTGCGCTTTCGAAATTCCGGCGTCAGGTCGGCCATGGGTTCGTTGAACTCGAGCACCGCTTCGGTGTCACCAAGCGCCTTGACTCTATAGACAGACAGACCGCCGGAAATGTGGAGTACGTCGTCGTCTCGGAAGATGGCGAGGGCTTTCCGGAGGTCGCCGACGGTGTAGGTGTTGTTCATGGGATCGGGGTGAACAGTGGAAACAAGAAGGGCCCCCGAAGGGGCCCCGCATTACTTCTTCTTCGGAGCCGGCGGCGGCGGCGCGGGAACACGGCGATGCTCGATGGTGGTCGAGTTCGGGTGACTGCGCGCGTAGTCGCGGCTGACGATGCGACCCGTTTCGGCGTCGCGCGGCATGATGATGGTGCGAGTAGCTGCCATGTGGATTTCTCCTGAAAAATGGCGGTTTACAAAAACCCCAGTTTCCAAGCGCGAAGTCCAAAGGTACGATCTCAGCTTGCTAGAGAGGCGATCGACTCTGATCCCTCAACCCCCGGGGTAACTTGGGGTCAAGGGGGCCGACGGCTGGAACCGTCGGCCCTTCTTGCTTGTGCCGGAAGGATAACCGACCACGCCACTATATCTGGGGTGTAAAGGCGCTACAAGCACTACCGCTAGCGTTATTTCCGCGTTTCTCACCGTATCCTCTTCTATCCCGCTGAATCCGCGGGAGCGGTGAACGGCGGATGCACGAATTGCTGTCCTCGGCGTAGAACTCGGCGCTCGCATCCACGCCGCAGCGCCGCCGGCACCCTCTGCGATCGCGAGCGGGACGCGCTGACGAGCCCATAGCAAGCGGCGGTAGGATCGTGCCCATGTGCGCGAACTACCAGCCCGTCACCCGCCGCGACCGCCTGCTGAGCTTCTTCGGCGTCGAGCGCGACCGCGACGACGTGCCGACGGAGATCTTCCCGACCATGGGCGCGCCCTTCATTCGGAAGGCGCCTGAGGGCAGCGGGGCAACGCGTGTGGTTGAGGACGGGGCCTTCGGCCTGCTGCCGTCGTTCGCAACCGAGGTGGCGTATGGGCGCAACACCCACAACGCCCGGTCCGAGACCGTCGCCACGAAGCCGAGCTTCCGTCTGCCCTGGAAACGCGGCTACCGCTGCATCGTCCCCGCCGAGTACATCTTCGAGCCGCGGTACTTCGGCACGGTCGAGAAGCCGGGCAAGTCGGAGCGGTGGCGCATCAGCCAGCCGGGCGAGGTGCCGATGGGCATCGCAGGCATCTACTGGGTGGAGGGGCAGCCGAAGCCAGGAATGCCGAAGTACAGCTTCTCGATGCTCACCGTCAACGCCGACGGGCACCCGATCTTCAGCCTCTTCCACAAGCCGGGCGATGAGAAGCGGGCCGTGGTGATCCTCGACCCCTCTCAGTACGACGAGTGGTTGACGTGCTCGGTCGAAGAGGCACCGAAGTTCTTCCAACTCTGGCAGGGCCCGCTCGACATCGCCGCCGCGCCGAGCGCGCCGCGCGCCCCGCGCACCTACAGCGACAAGGTCATCGTGCCGCCGGCGCCGCCGAATCCGGATCCGGAGACGGGAGAGCTGTTCTGACATGGGGCCGCCACGCTCGAAGCCCCCAGTACTGACCGAGTACCGCCTCAACTCCGCTCACGTCGAGCACTGGGACGCGCTGATGAAAATGCTCGAGCGGAGCAGCCACCGCGGCATGCCACCGGCGGAGGTCAAGTTGATGCTCAAGTCGATGCAGCGCTTGCGGTGGCAGGTGACGAAGACCGGAACGGATCCGGACGAAGCGCCGTTCTGAGGGCAGGGCACGCCCATTGCAGCATGCCGTCGCTCACGGACTCTCGGCTCCCTCCGGCGGATCGAACGTCTTGGCCGCCGCTTCAGGCGGAGACAGCCGGCGCCAGTGCGGGTACTTCGACAGGCTCGTGACGATGTCCCGAACGTCGCGCGCGTTCAGTTCCGGGTCAAGCTCGAGCATTAACTCGGTGACCTTGTCGACCCACTGCTCGTCGGTGAACTCGTTTGCTGCCCACATGGGGAACTCCAAGGGCACCCGGCCCCTGGCCTCGAGCAGCAGACGGCGCGCCTGATCCGCTTTCAAACAGGCAGGTCCTTTTCGCCGAAGACCTTCGCCGCCGCATCGACAGGCGGCATCGCCCGCCAGCGCGGACGTTGGGCCATCTCCTCGACCAGTTGCTGCACGTCCCACCGGTTCAGGACCGGGTCACGCATCAGCATGGCGTCGAGCGTCTGCTCGATCCATTGGGCATCGGTAAGGGTCGCGACATCGAGCGTGTTCATGCTGCCCTCCTGAGGTCCAAGGCAGCCGACTCGGCCACCCTCTTCCCAGCCAATCTGATCGCCGCCCGGTGAGCGGCAATCTCCGGCGACAGTTCGCGCCAGCGCGGGAGCCGGGCAACCTCCTGGGCCACACCGACCGCGACTTCCGGCCCCAGGCGCGGGTCCTCGACCAGCATCCTGGCCACCACGGCGTCGAACCACTCACTCTGTGCAAAGTGTTCGTTCAGCGTCATAGCGATGATCCTCCGCCGAGAAATATATGAGGGGGCGAGCAGCTTTCAAGAGGCTCCGTGGTGCCGACGGGCATGCCGCTTGCCGGTTTGCGGTCTCACAACTGAGGAGTTGACCATGCCAGACGATCGCAACAGTTCCGGTGGACAGGACCGCCAGCGGATCAGCTTGAGCGAGGACTACGAAGTCCGAGACTGGGCGGAGAAGTTCGGCGTCACCCCAGGGCAGCTTCGAGCGGCCGTCAAGGAGGTTGGCGACCGAGCTGATGCCGTGGAAGCCTATCTGCGGAGCCACAACAGCCCGGCGCATTGAGCGGGCAACACCCGTCGGAGGGATCGTCCGGCGGGTGGCGACGTCCCTGACCCTGTAGGAGGGCAGAACCGTGAGACGACGATTCAGAGGCCACGCGGCACGAGAGCGCCAGGTCGCTGCCCTCATAGCCGAGATGCGCGGCTTGGACTTTCATCCTGATGCGGACCTCCTTGGGCGCCTGCTCGACTTCATACAAGGACAGCTCCGCGCAGAGCAGATCATCGACTCCTTGCTGAAGGCGGGCCATGCTGGCCCTGTGGCGCTGAGCCTGTCCGATGCGCATAACAGTCGTGAGGCCGTTGTCCGTCGGACCTACCCTGAAGTCCGGAGGCCGCTCGATGCACAGCAGGGCTCGACCGGAGCGAAGCTCCGGCCCGGTTCACGTGAGATCGGGCACTCCGCCGTACCTCTTCACGATCAGGAAAGCGCGCAAGGCTTCAAGACAGGGGCGCATGCCGACGTCGGCGGACCAGTGCTTGAATTCTTCCACGTCGAGCGGGATGGCGAAGGCGGGGAGTCCTAGCCGATTTGCTTCGTCTGCCGCTTGCCCTAGCCACCGCTCCCATTCGTCGAATTCAACCGGCAGGGGCCTACCGTGCTCGCACAGGGCAACCAAGCGCGGGTAGTCTTTCCGACTGATTGTCGCGCCCGCAAGATCTTTCACAACCGCTCCAGGGAGTGTTCTGGCAGTGTAGGTCGCTTCGGGGCATCGCTGGTAGAGCTGGGCGCTGCGCTACCATCCGCCCATGAGCCTCAAGCCCTTTTGTAACCAAGCCGAATGGTTCCGCCGCGCCGGCTTGGCTCTCGCGACCTTCATGCCCGAACTGACTGCCAGCCAAGTGGCTGAGATCGTCACCGGCGAGCTGTGGGACGAGGCGTGCAACATCGAGCCCGAGGAAGCGGCCGAGATCTACGCCACGAAGCATCCCGAATGACTGCCACCGCTGCAACACCGAACCCGACGGACTGGTGCGACGCGTACGCGGCCGCCTGGGACGAACTGGTCGCCGGCGCCCACGACCGCTTCCACACCCTGGACCAGTGCTACCTCTGGTGCAAGGACCATCTCCACGAGGACCCGGCTGACGTCGCCCGCCGCCACTTCGCAGAGGCCCAAGGCTGATCCACTACCTCGGCCCGAGAATCGCCTCGAGCTGCTGTCGCTCCTCCGCAAGGTCGATCTCGTCGAGCTGGCGTTCTGTGCCGGCGCCGTACTTCTCCGGTGGCTCGGGCGTGCTCAGCGGCGGCGCCTTCACGGGCCAGCACCACCATGCCTGACGGTGCTCGTGGCGGGCCTTGCGATCGAACGTGATCTCGGTCCCAGTAAGGACCATGCCGCGAGCGTCGATGGAGTGGAGGCTGATCCCGTGCAGCTCCTCGAGCGCGACGACGGAATCCCCCAGAGGCATCAGCAGGGCAGCCCGGTCACTGCGCTTCGCGAGCCGCCAATCGGGTTCGCTGCAGACCTGAAGACGGCCCAGTACGCGCGGGCGCCTGCGTAGCTCGTCGGCCGTCAGCTTCTTCCCCTTGACCCGCAGTTTCATCATCCCGACCAACAT